TTCGTGGTGTCCTTAATCTCTGCTCCGTGAGACTGTTTGACACCTGCACCGACACGTAGATCGGTAGCAGGATCAGGAGCACCCGAACCTTCCTTGGGATCTTTCGTAGAGAAATCATCTTCTTTCTTCTCCTTACCTGACAGGTCGGGGATTGAAGTCGAAGCATCAGCACCACCAGCAGGGCCAGGAGCACCTAGTTCTTTCTTCTCTGGAGCGGGGATGGCAGTAGTCTCTTCAATGGTGGACTGCTGGAATCCATCTCCACCCATCCACTTACCATATGCTTCGATTAGTGCCTGTGAATAGGCATCATTATGTTGTACACTATTGACTGGTTTTTGTCTTTCCATTGTTGAAAATACTACTTTTCCTTTCTTTATTTATAGCGTCTGTCACGTTGACATGTCGCACGTCTTTAATCCATGCGCGGAACATGTCTCCTGACTCGGTGATTGCGATGACATAATTGACACCAGCACGGTGAATCGTACCTTTCTCACCAGTGATAGACGACATGATGACATCACCCTCCGCAAAGACATCACTGTGTCGGTGTTGCTGACGCAGTGCTTCTTCGCGTAGTCTCTTGAAATTTTTCATTTATAGTTGTCGGGCAAATTACTCTTAATCTCTGCCATAAGTGCCCTACAATCCTTCTCTGATAACGCTTTGGGTATACCCTGGCGGAATGTTTTGAAGTCGTTGGCCGCAGCAGCACGTCTCATTTTAGTACCCGAGATAGCAAAAGTGTCTCCGTCAGCATCTCTGCTGCCAGAAGACTCAATACGGATACTTCTGAAGGAGTAATCCTTACCATTATATTTATGGAGGAACTGCATGGCATTAACTCTATCAGAACCCACCAAGAATACTACTTCATCATACCCAGCAAGCATGAGTTCTTGTAAGATTGCAACAGGTTGTTTGGGTCCTGAAAATATTTTACCACGATGTTGTGGAAACATCAAGTTCATGTAGTGCAGTTTGCGATCAGGAGGTAAAGGGTTGTTACCTTTGGCATCAACAGACTGTGAGATATAGATGCGATAGTCATGCTGACCAGCAGCACGTTTCACACCATTAAAGTTATCCTCATGGCCTGTTGTAGGTGGTTGGAACCTACCAAATGTGAAGTAACATACCTTTCCTTCTAACGCCATTTCTTCTCGATAGTGAAATTATTGTAAGCGAACTCAAGACGATTGACAAACTTGATCATACTACCGTCTTTATGCATAACATATCCTTCAGGAGTAGTTACCTTGTAACCTTTGTCCGTCTGAACAAATGTCCTGAAAGTTTCAAGGTGATCTAACTTATCTATAACCATTTGTTTGATGGCCTGCAACTCTTTGTAGAGTGCAATCATCGTCTTGAAACTGTATACGTTATCTAGTAGGAAATTTTCACTCTTATATACCAAGTTTCTCTTCTTTGTGAGAGTAGCAACTGTCTTGATCTTGGACAGTTCCTTTGTCATCTTGACATGATAGAAGTTTACCAGTTCATTTATTGTCTCATCCACGTTGGAGATTGCCCTCGCATTTTTAATTTCAGAATTAAAGAACTGCTTGAGGGATGAGGATATGTGGAGTTTTTTCTCTCCTGAATTGCCAAAATTGTCCACCAACTGATCCAGGAAAGGACCAGCAAGAATACACATGCGCTCAATCTTCTGAACATGGTTGTCGAATGTACGGAGTTCTGCTGTAGAAAATCCCACTCTGTCCATAGGTGTATCGTTTTTGACAACCAATACGTTACTGTTGCCTTCTACCTTTGCACCTGCCATGGCCTGCATATTTTCCAGTGCAGTTCCAATGTAATGAGTGTGAAATACTACTCCAATTTTAGCGGAATTTGCTGCTTTGCCAATAGGATGATCAACTGGTATACCATATGTAATAGTATTAGGACGGAATGTGTACAGCTCATCACCGTCCACAGTTTCTTTTCTTAAATCTGTAGTGAATAGCAGGTCTCCCTGCACCACACCCTTGATACCCAGTTGACTGAAATATTTTAGAGCAAACTTTAGTTTCTCTGCTAGATCTCCTTGATACCATTCATCAATGCTTTCTTCTGTAAAGCAGATCTTGGGTTCTGTTTTATTAAAAACTGACTTTGTTCCTACAAAGAACATCTCTGTCAGTGGTTCTACACCACAAACAACTGAAGGAGCACCGTCCCACTTGGTCTGCATGAAGCCGCTGCTCTCTTGCTTGCCCAGCATCTTGCGAAGTTCTTTCAAGAATGAAACTGCTGCCATACACCCTTCGGTGCCGTAGTTCAGCATCTCATCTTCCAAGTGTTCTAGGTGTTTGAGTTGTTTAATGTTTGCCATTACGCCAGCAGATAGTTTACTGTTCCTTGACTAGCATCAATGTTGCTGGTAGATGCCTTTGAACCAGAAAAACTCAAGTTCATCTGTGCAGCTTTACTCATCCTGAAGTACACTTCACCCTTCAAGAACTTACTATCATCCAAGTTTGCTTGATAGAAATCCTTTCCAGCGATCAATCTCTTTGCTTCGTTTAGAGATGTGGTGTCGTTATTTAATCTGTCTGCGATACCCCTTGATAGGATAGCAGTCAGTGATTTACCACCCTTTTTACCGTTAGTGATCAGCACTTGAGCCGACGACTCTGTACCGTCACCACCAGACTTGACATACTGCAGTGCCTTGAGCAGGACAGGAGCATGTTCAGCAGGTTTTCCTGCCTTGAATGCCTTGAAAACATCGTATGGTGTGTTGGTGTCCACGCCTAGGATCTGCTTGATTCCATACTGATATACTATCTCCTTTCCCTTGCGTGTGGGGTCACCACCGACCACTTCCGCAGCTGCCACAAGGTCCTTCAAAACACAGTCTGGCAGGCTACTCTTGTACTTCATAGCAACTGGGATGATGTTAGCCCAGACAGATGCCAGAGCACCTCTACCATACTTGGATGAGATAGGAACCTGGGTGCCATCATCTGCTAAAAATAGCGAGTCAACGCCTGCAAACTGTGGATCATCAGGTACTAGGAAGCACTTATTATTTTTAGGAAGAATGTTTTGAGATAGGTGTCCCTGTGCTGCGTTGGACATACCAATATATCCCACCAACATCTCTCCAACGTAGGTTCCTAGTTGTTTTTTAAGGCCATCTACTACTGATGCAGACCATGTGAAATTGTAGTTGCCATCCAGATTACTCATGAAGTAATCCACAACTTGTTCGGTCACATAGTCAGGCACCGATGGTTCATTTTCCAGTCCATGTATGACTGATGTAGCAATCTGCTCTGGACTAGTGAAGCATTTACACTTCACATCAGGTATGCCCAGGATAGAGGGCACAATTTCATTGCTACCTTTTGATATAAGTTTTGTTGCTTCGATCTGCATCCTGACATTTGTCTTACCAGGCTTGTCAATGCAGTCGATATGGAGTTCACTACTGTTATTACCCCAACTGATTTGCAGTTTGGTATTGTACTGGTCGCCGCCAAACACAGTGATAGGTGTTCCGTGCGCTAGTCTCACGCCAGAAGTAGTGGTATTTTTTGTTTCAGTTGCCTTACTGTTGGCCTTAACGAAAGTCTCAACGGTCCTACCTTTGAAGTAGTGATCCCATTTTACTCTACCAGTTTTTGCCATAAAAAAATCCTCCCCTAGTATTTAGAGGAGGTATAAACGGAAGAGGTGGGATTTGAACCCACGGATGCTTGCACATCGCTGGTTTTCAAGACCAGTGCCATCAACCACTCGACCACTCTTCCATAGCAATGCATTGCTCATTGAGATCATAGAGCAATTTATAGTTTTTTGTCCTTACATAGTAACCAATGATTTCCTCTGTGTTGCATCGGAACCCATAACCCACTACGTGCTCACACTTACCATCAATTACAAAGCACTTGTTTGTATGTAGGTATGACTGATAGCGTTCGTCTAGATTGATCATACTCCAAGTGCGGTTGTATGTATATTATCAGAAAATCCCCACAAAACGTGGGGATTACAGAATGTCTTAACGATCGTTAGCTGCTCGGTTCTCGGAGTAATGAACATCAAACTCACCACCAGGATAGCGTTTCTTGAGTTTGTTGACATTCATCTCAATAACCTGATCAAAAGTGATGCCAAGTGCTTGAGTGGCCTGTGCAACATACCACATGATGTCACCCAGTTCAATGATCAGATGCTCTCGGTTGTCTTCGTTCCAGGGTTTGCCTTGGAAGACCATCTTCTTAATGATCTCCAGAAACTCACCACCTTCAGCATTGATCCCAACGC